AGAAGAAAATGGTGAAGAAGAAAATGGTGAAGAAGAAAATGGTGAAGAAGAAGGAGAAGAACAACAAGAAGAACCAAATAAAAATTCAAAATTTAGCAAACTTGTGTCAAGAAACAGGGGAAAGGAAGACCCTATTGAACCTGATTTATCAGAGCATGATAGCACAACTGATGATAAAATAATGATCAACAAAGAGAAAGATAAATATGTATGGATACGGGTAAATATTCCGAGAGATAAGGATGTATTAGTTCAATCTGATACATCAGGTACACTTGAAGAAACACTTAAAACATTCAAGGAACAGCCTGCAGAATAGGGTATTAACCTTCAGAACCCCTCCTTTTTTTCCTCACAGTAGAAATAGTTTTCACATATGTCTGTTTCATATCATGAAAATCATGAAATGTAAGCAATATACTATCTATCAAATAATTAATTTCTTTACATTCAATATAGGTGGTTTTTAGTCGTATTAGTCCAACTGCTACATGTTGATTAAATAAGTCAGTGTCTTGTAACAAATCATAAGTAAAATAGTTATGATTGGATTTATCTAATAATTTATCTAATAGGTTCATATAACGTGAAAATTCTTGTTCTATAAAGCTGGTCAGTGTTTTACTATTTTGATTATTAAAGAATCTATAAATGGGGCTTAATAGTGGCATACATTCGTCCCTCTGTAATATGTTGCCAATGACGAGTGGTTTTTCATTATCATTAATATCCTTTAATAAATCAACTCTTTCACAAAACTCATCAAATATTTTTCTATATGATTCATCTTCTTTAAATGATGGATGATTTGTTGTGATATTCATTGTAAACTCAATATTATATTAAAATATTTTATATTTAATATCATATTTCCGGAATCCTAATTATCTGCGTTTCGACGCACGTTTTCCTGATGCTGTATTAGCAATACCAATACCTTTGGGTGTGTTAGATAAACTGAATGTATTATTATTATACAACAATCGAAGTCCAAATGGATTTGCTGTTGGTGGAATTATATTAAACATAAAATTTCTCATATAATATTATAGAATAATATAATATTATCACAAAAAACCATTAGACCTATGAAGTTATTAATTTATATAGAAAATCCTATAAATTAATAAAATACGCAAAACACGGTCTTTAATAAAACTATGGACTCTATTATACAAGTCGCCACTGCTATCCACATGTAATATGATTATATTATTATTATTTCATATAAAACCATTAGATGAATGGAATGTATCTCATAGGTGCGTTGTCATAAACTGTCACCTTGAATGTATCATTATATCCTTCAATGAAAACAGTGTCTCCATTATATAAATTATCGCATCCATATTCATTTGTACAACTACGTCCATTATGTGATACTGGTAATTTAATTCCTCGCTCTTTGTCATTTATACAGTAATATTGCCATTTATCTCGATTAGTAATTAATGGTCGTCCCATTAACGGTAATATAGTAGTCCCATTCTTACCATTTAGTGGTGTTAAAATACCAACTTGTCTATATGTTTCGTCTACTCCTTGTGTGGGAACATTGACTGGTATATATCCTCTTATGTCTCTTGCAGCAACCAAAAAACGCTCATCCTTTAAAGGTGGAGAATAAGGGTCACTCATAGTATCGTGAGCTGGCGGTAAATTAGTATATCCGTAATTGGGACGAAGATGTGAATGTGAGGCTGGTTCTCTCTGAACGACAACAGTATTATTTTTTTGAGATAGAGAGAAAAGGTATACAATTGCAATAATTAAAATGATTACAATAAGAATAATCGTTACATTTTCAAAACATATTACACCAGGTGCACATTTCTTAACCATATTATATTAAGTATTTAATATAATATAATATTGTTGATTGTCTAAATTAATTATTTAGAACCGCCCATACCGTGACCTAATGACTGAACCATTTTACTGAGACCTTCAATATTTTTCATGTCGAATCCTTTTAACATATCTTTGGCATTGTTTAACATTGGCTCTAAAGTTTTCATGGATTCACCTAACTGTTTTTGTCTATCCATTAATTGCATAGTATCTTTCGTTAAGTTTGACATACCATCTCCGCCTATCAACTTCTCAAGGTTTCCATAAGATTCCTTGATACTTTTGTCGTAATCTATCGAATCTCCGCCAACGGCAGAATCATCGCCAGTTGCATCATCTGTACCACCGGACATAGTTGCCATATTTTCAAATAAAGCCTTCTTCTTGCTACTTAGTTCTACACCAGTTATATTTGTTTTTGCTATTTTTGATGAAGCTACTACTGTTTCCTGTAGACCCATAGATGCCATAAACTCTCTTGTTTTTTTAGCTGTGAATAATACATTTGTTGTTGTCATAGCAGCCAATAGAATGATAATCATATTCTTACTAAAGTAACTGGTTAAGAATCCGACTAAGATAAAAAGAATCAATGAATCAAACTCTTGTAAAGTAATATATCCTAACACATTTGTAATTGAAAAAAACAATGTGGCATATAATACATATTTGTTCGTTAGTAAATTAGTAATACTTTTCAAGTTCATTATATATATATTTCCCGAGAAAATATATATTTAATTAATCATATGTTGTTAATACTATTCTAACAAAAACGACTCTCTTGATTTTTACATACGAGTCTTGGAACGAGTCTTGGACCGACCATTGTAACGAGACTTGGAGCGAGATTTTGATTTACGAGTATTGGAACGAGTCTTGGAATGAGATTTTGATTTACGTGTTTTAGATCTACGCGAGTTTGTTCCGTACTTATATCCTCCTCTACGTCTTCTGGTTCTTGAACCACCTGGTCCTGCTACTGCTGTTGGATCTACAAGTCTTCGTGCGTTAGGATCCGCTTCAGGATTCAATGGGTTAAGGGCAGCAAGCGGATCATTTACTGGTGCATTCACCGGTGCAGCCGGTAATCGAGGTGGTCGTTGGGGTACACGTTGATTGCCACCTGGACCACCTGGACCGCCTGGATTATTCGCGCCATCTAACATACCTTCTACTTCTGTTAATTGTGTGTTTATCGCAGCAAGTTCTCGTTCAATATCGGTATTTTCGTCCAGTAGCCTAATTGCTCTATCTAAACCAGCTATAATAGTGGTTAATTCCGCATCAGCTCCATCGGTATCTCTTAAACGGACTACAAGTTCGTCACGTGCATTTGTGCACTCGTTTTTTGCGTCGACTATTCCTTGAATTTTACCAACTAATGTTCCTATTTTTTGGGTAATCGCTTGAAGAGCTGTAAGCGTGGTTGTCCTCGATTGATTCAACACACCTGCTTTTCGTGTAATTTCAGCAAGTCTTTCGTTAAGTTGCACAACTTTTGCGTTTAATCCTAAATTTGCGTCAGCCATAAGTATAATATATTATATGAAAATAAAATATATTATGCGATTATGAGTTTTTAATTCCCTTTATTTTTTACGCCTATTTGTTTTTCGGTTCTTGCGTTTTTTACGCGTGGTCCTCTTTTTACTTCCACCGAATGACGTCTTAAATATGTTAAGATAAAACTGCTTATTATTAGCAGACCATGAAGCTTCAGTTTTTTTAAATTTATGTTCTCTATCCCATTCCATTAATTTTGTTGCTGCGTTAGATGTCTTAGTAGATGTATTACCTGGAGTGGTTTTATCATATATTTCATTCTTTAATTTATTAATTAAAGCTTGACGTTGATTTTTTTTTGAGTCAGTTGCGACTGCTGGTGGTGTTTCTACTGCTGCTGGTGACGCTACTGGTGTTTCTACTGGTGCGGGTGCTACTGGTGCGGGTGCTACTGGTGTTTCTACTGATGCTGATGGTATTTCTACGGTGTCTTCTATGGATGTTTCTTCAGTTGATGCTGGTATATCTACTGTTGTTGCTGTTTCTACTGCTGTGGAACTATCCACAGCAGCGTCATTGGTTTTAACCTTATCTTCTGTTTCTTCTACACCTTTCTGAAGTCCATCAATATCTCCTTCTAAATCTACCAACGCAGCTCCAAGTTCTTCTCCATTTGTTTTAACCTCGTTTACTTTATCATTTGTTTCGTCTGTAATTTGTTGAATTGTAGCAATATTAGCAGCCAATGATTCATTCAATGTAACTATTTCTGCTGCTTGTGTAGCAATAGTTTTTTCAAATCCTTCTTGTAGTACTTTTTGTGCTGCGCTATTCTCTCCTGTTTGATTTTCAAGCACCAACTTTTCAGCATCAAACGCCGCTTTTGCAGTAGCCATCAATGCTATTTGTGCAAGTGTTTCCTCTTTACATTTAGAAATCTCAAGATTGGCAGCTATCAATCCTTCTGACGCAGTACCAAATCTCTCGCTCGCAGCAGTAATATTAGCGACAGATTCTTGGATTTTCACAATCTTCTGTCTAATTTCAGAAATCTTTCCCATGTTTGTAGTCTTATTTTCAGAACTTTGTGTAAGTATACCAGCAATCCTATTTTTCAATTCTTCGATTTTATCAGTGAAAGACATAATGTATATATATTACTCAAATAATATATAATTGTACTAAAGTAAACCTTAAATAGTATCTTTATCTGTGATATTAACAATTTCATCAATTTCTTTTTGTATAAGATTCATCTCTGTTACTATTTTTTTCTGCTGCGACTTAGCTTTATTTATTGATTTATCCGCCCCATCGGTTTGTTCTAATAAGTTATCTAAATAGTCCGCAATTACACTCATAGACCGGTATTGTTCTTCCTTTATTTTTTTAATATAATTATAGTGTTTCTTGTAATTCGTTTTCACTTCAGACAAAAAGTTATTTTCATTAGATAATTTATTAACATTACTGTATTTATCCTTCAACATATTCTTTCTATAACCCAACTCTATTTGCAAATTATCTAATAATTTATCGCGTATTGAAATATCCATATATAAATACTTACTATAAATAATTACATGATAATTTATCTATATGTGTTACCATTCAGCCAAAAATATAAGACCATCCAAAAAAATAAATATCAGAAAATCTACAATGTAGATGTCTATTAAAATAGAAAAAATAATTTATTCAAATTATAATTATTTGTCTATGAGTTGATGTAAAAGGAAATATATTCTAATTGGGAGTGTTAGATACCATGTATGTATATTCTATGTCAAATATATTATTATTATTAACTTCTTGTTTTTTGATTAATTTTGTGTTAATATAATCGTTACATGTACCACAATGGTCTTGATTTGAATAATCAATAACAAGAGCGGTTTGCTCTTTAGACCGTATAGCCCATCTTCCCGTAGGAACCTTGCTGATTTGACCAGATGTTCTAATAACATTTAATACATGTGATAATGTAATGCGTGATGGAATCGACATTTTATATTTTATATAAGTAATAGTGTATATTAATGTATATTCATTTTTTATAACTATTCAATGATAAAAAACGTAATACATTTAATTTTAATTATACAGAAATTTCTGGTTCTGGGATAGAATTAAATACATGAAATACAGTCTGTTGTTGTTTAATGTTATTATAAAAGGCAATTACTTTCTTACTCAGTTTGATTTTAGAAACATCAAACGATTTCAAATATAGTCCGTCTAATGATTTTACACGGGAAAGAGCTACGTAGGTTTGACCACAAGCAAATACATTTGAACCAATGTCGATTTCAGCACAGTCCATTGTTGCTCCTTGCGACTTATGAATCGTGATTGCCCATGATAATCTTAGAGGAACTTGTTTTACACCAATTGTCTTTATTTTTTCACTTTGCCATTTATGATATCCAACTGTTTTCACGATATTATTTTGGAACTTCACTGTTGGAAATCCTTCCTTAGTGAATTCAGTAATGATCCCTTGACTACCATTACAAATATCATTGTCCATATCAATATTCGCAATACACATAACTTGAGCACCCACCTTAAGTTGAAGAACATTATCGCAATTCACATTCTTCATTAGAAATTCGGCCTCATATTCCACTTCATTCGGCGTAAATATGTTGTATTTACTACTATTTGAAATGTCTTTGCCATATTCATCGAGTACGTCACAATCACATCGCCCTTTTGTAAATGACACGCGTTCTCCAGGAATGTTTTTCATTTCTCTTTCATTAATTGCGTCTACCTTCGACCGTGTCGGGCAAATAACTGTGGGCTTCATAATATTTACAGTATTATCAATTGTGCGCCCTACATACGATTGTAACGTTGCTACCGACGATTTGGTCATTTTTCCATCACGAATCTGTGTAAGAATTTTAATATAACGCTCATCGGTTTGGCGAAAAATCTTGTCAAAAATAATCTGCTTATCAAATACTTGATTCCACAATTCAGATTCAAAACAATACTTACATGTTTCCGGTTCGTCCATATTACCTACTGGAGATAATTGATGAAAATCGCCTGAGAAGATGACCTGTATTCCACCGAATATCCGGTCATTTGAACGACATTTCTTGGCAATCAAATTCAAAGCATGAAACAATTTAGATGACATCATGCTTACTTCATCGATAATCAATATGTCTACTTTCTTCCAGTTTCTCTTTTTGAACTTATTAAGAGAAATATCTATTGCCAGTCTCTCAATATCTCCACTACATAGACCGACTCCAGCCCATGAGTGAATAGTTTTAGCATTACATTGAAGCAAAATACATGCACATCCAGTAAGAGCACATACGTTACATTCTTTTTCATTCTTTTTTGCATCTTCTACAATGAGCTTTATAAGTTGTGATTTTCCAGTTCCGCCTGGACCAGTAATAAATACATTCTTTCCTTCCTGATAGCATTCAAATGCTTCTTGTTGCGTGCTTGATAATTGCATTGTGTAATTTATATATTATATATAATGATTTTACAAAATCAATTTTAATAAATACTATTTGTTAGAATTGTTTTAAATTATTATTACCCTATGATATAATTGATTTTTTATGAAGTATTTAGGTGGTAAACAACGATTGGGAAAATATATTGCACCAGAACTACTTGGTATATGGGAGAATGATGACTCATTAGTTGGCTATATGGAACCATTCTGTGGCTCATTGGGTGTATTAAAAAACATGGCCGCCGATGAAAGTGTCAAAAAAATACATGCAAATGACTATCATCCAGACTTGATACAAATGTGGAAGGAAGTTAAAGCAGGTACATTCAAATTCCCATCTTCCATATCAGAGAAGGAATATAATGACGCGAAAGAATTGAAGAGTCCGAGCGCTATGAAAGCCTTTGTAGGATTTGGTATGAGTTTTGGAGGGCGTTTTTTTGGTGCGTATTCTCAGAAATATCTTAACGGCAAGAAGGAAGATTTCTGTAAAGAAATGGTGAATAGTTTGAATCGCATTGGACCTGTACTGAAAAAAGTGAAATTTACGAATAAGGATTATAAAACATTAAAACCGAAGAACATGTTGGTATATTGTGATCCTCCTTACGCCGTAACTAAATGGCCTATTAAATATCGTCGAGATACCAAGAAGTATGACGTATTTGATAACGATGAATTTTGGGATGTAGTTCGTGACTGGAGTAAAAATAACATAGTAGTTGTTTCCGAAACACATGCTCCAGACGATTTCATAGAATTTTGGCATTTAGAACGATACCGAAGTGCTGCCCAAAGTAAGAAAACACGTTTCAGTGAAAAATCAAAAGAAGCATCGGAGACACATAATGTAGAAAAGTTGTTTGTACATGAATCACTAATTGATAGATTATCCGAATCCTATAAATAAATATACCAAAAAACTAACTTCAATTTTCCCACATTTTACTTCTTTTTTGTGATTTACATCAGTCCGTCTATAATGTCACCTCGAATTTTCTCCCATTTTGAACTTCCACCTTTACCGCCTTTATGTGTAACCTGATCGTCGTGAATCCTATAGTAAAGTAGCACCTCCTCCATGTTATGAATATATCCGAATGTCTTCAACATACGCAATTCTAATTCAAAATCCTCTGCCATTTCACGTAATTCTCTATTATAATTACCCGCTTGTAAAACAGACGATTTACGATAACAAACGGTTGGATGATTAATGAACCAATGTTTCGGCTTTTGTTTATATTCTTCCCACGATACAGATTGATGGTGTGTTATATTAATAATATCGTTATTGTTTGTAAAACATTTTATCTGAGCACCACATATATGGACTTCCGGATGTTCCAGCATATATGTTAATTGAGTATTAATTCTATTTGGTACCATAATATCATCACTGTCCATTTTTAGAATAAGTTCATGACTGCACATCTCAATTCCTTTATTTAATGTGTAACCTATTCCTTTATTTCCATCATTTTCTTCGTATTTCAATGTTGTGAATCGCATTTTGTCAATAAAAATATCGAGGGTTTTCTTCAATAAATGGGTATGTAATTCATCGGAACCATCATTTATCCATACAATTTCAATATTGACATTTCCTTCTTGATCCATAATGGATTGTAAACAATCATTTACGTATTTTGTCTTTGTATTATAACTCGAAATTAGAATAGATACACTGTGTTCAGAAGGCATAAACTGTGGCTTTAATTCTAATGTGTTCATAATATCATATTTTCCTTGAAATGTGGAGCCCCATTCTTGAAACGCATATATTTTCCCATGTGCTTTGTATTCAAAACCTGTTGCATGTATTGGTAAAAAGCTATAACTGGGGAAAATAGTTACATCATTATATAATCCGGTGTTGTAAATACGTGTCAATAGTCCTGGACCAACTGTTATCCATGCTCGTTTTTTGGTTCGTTCTACATTAATGTCATTGTGTAGAATCCAATCAATTGCTGCTTTTACTAATGGATGTTTGGGCGGAAATCCCATTGTACCTGTTGCGATTAATCCAGGTCGTACCTTTTCTTGTTCCCATCCAGCAAATGCTTTCGTTGATAGCAATGTATTATCAATTGGTTCAATACATATTGAATCGGCATCCAAAAATACACCACCATAGTGATATAATATTTCCCACCTCATTATATCAGCTTTCCCATTAATTTCAGTCATATCATCTATTTTCTCTTGACATTGAAATTTCATATTTCGTTTTATTATTTCGGATTCATTCCATCGTATATAATCCATTTGTTTGTTTTTATTTTTCCAAGTATTCATATGTTTTGAAGGCGCTGACACGTCTCCGATCCAAAGTTGATGGATAATATTAGGTATCATTGTTTTTTCAGATGGTATAATATAATAATAAAGAATAGGTTTATATTCATATAAAACATAAATGTTATAACTATATTAATGGTTACGTTTGTTACATGCTGGTATGAATTACAATCTAAGTACGATAAAGATTCATATGAACGATGGATAGATAATTTTTTATCAAATGTCAATAATTTTAATTTGGTTATTTTTACAAACAAACATAGTTACCATATGGTTGAACACTATAGAGAGAATCCGAAAATTCGAATTGTACTTCGCGAATTAGAAGAATTTTATAATTATCGGTACAAAGAACAATGGATTAAAAACCACGATAAAAATGTACTATTAAATAACAAAACGTGCTGGGAGGTAAATATGTTGTGGAATGAAAAGACGCATTTTGTGGAACATGCATATAATCACCAATATTTTGAATCAGACTGGTGGGGATGGTGCGATATTGGATATTTTAGAGGTAGACCTTGTGACTTAAATATAGATTTGATAAAACAATGGCCAAATGAAGATATAATAAATGAATTAGATAAAAATAAGATTCATTATGGAAATGTAAATGGAGATATGACACGTACATATGAAATATACAAACGAATAATGGTGAAAAATGAGAATGGACTGCCATTTGTAGAAATTCCACCCGACGAGATTTTTATTGCTGCTGGGTTCTTTGTTATTTATGAAAAAAATATTGCTTGGTGGAATGACACGCATGACCGTAAATTGAAATTATATTTTGATAACGAATATTTGGTAAAAGATGACCAAATAATAGTTCTGGATAACATTGTAAGTCATATAAAACAAATAAAAATTCATACGGAATTTTCAAATGGACAATACGATAACTGGTTCATGTTTCAACGACTATTATTAAGTATATAAATAGTTAAAGCATTATAATTTTTGACTGGGTTATAGAGGCAAGGTCTACAGCCAAGTGGTCTCTACCAACATAGCGAACATGGCTTGTGCTATTGGTGTAAATATGGCACGAGCCATAAATAAAACGAGTAATCTAGAAAAATAATTATTCCTGTCATCTTTTCTTTAATTCCCACTATGGATTTAATTACACATATAATCAATTTTTATTATATATAAAAATAATAATACCTGCTCTATCATGCTCTCAGCATGCGCCAAAAAAAAACAGAGCATATCAGCGATATTCAGGAAGCGTGGATAGTGTAGCTTATAAAATTGATTCAATTGTATTTGTTATCTAATACAACAACATAACAATAATGACCCGTACTACCAAAATGAATAATATTATAGAAGAACGATACCAAATTTGTATATCTTTGTATCTTATCAAAAAGGAAACGGACAATAAAATCAGAGAGCAAGGAGAGAGAGGTGAAGACCAGAGCAATTATATCACACTTTTTACTTCACCTGCTTTTATCAAGACACATTTTGGACCCTTTCTCAGCACTCCACTCTATACAGAAATAGAGACGCGGATTAGGCATACTGGCGATACGAAGTGTCTGGCTCGTCACGAAAACAAATTATATTCTGGGAATTGGGATAATACTATACACGTTTGGACAGCTGGAACAAACACAGAAAGTCACGAAACGATAGCGATTTTGAGAGGGCATACTGATTATGTGTATTGTATTTCTATTCATGAGAACAAATTATATTCTGGTAGTGGGGATAGGACTATCCGTATTTGGGCAGCTGTAACAAATACAGAAACTTACGAAACGATAGCGATTTTGAGAGGGCATACTGATTATGTGTATTGTCTTGCTGCTTTTGGAAACAAACTGTATTCTGGGAGTAATGATAAAACTATCCGCATTTGGAACACAGAAACTTACGAAGAAATAGCGATTTTGAGAGGGCATTTTGATTGGGTGTGGTGTCTCATGCTTCATGAGAACAAATTGTATTCTGGGAGTAGGGATCATACTATTCGCATTTGGAACACAGAAACTTACGAAGAAATAGCGACTTTGGAAGGACATGACAGAGGTGTGTGGTGTCTAGCTCGTCATGAGAACAAATTGTATTCTGGGAGTAGTGATGAAACTATCCGCGTTTGGACAGCTGGAACAAATACAGAAACTTACGAAGAAATAGCGATTTTGAGAGGGCATAATGAAGATGTGAGTTGTCTCACTATTCGTGAGAACAAATTGTATTCTGAGAGTGGGTATAATACTATCCGTATTTGGAAGATTTAAATATTGACAAAAAAAAACAGGGCGTCCCCTGTGATTGCTTTCCGGTTTCGACGCGGATTTTCGCCTACACCCCATCAATAATAATATGACAAGAGTTCGACTGGGAAATTGATACCATTGGCTAGCCATCCGTAATCGGAAATATAGCCGATATCAAAATCCGTAATTTATTAACTATTGTAGTGCAATTCTAAACTAAAACAGATGCATCATATATTCATCATCGTGTTCAAATGGATAATACTCGATGGAAGTATACCCATAATTATCATCAAGTCAAACTGATCGAGGGAGGGGTCAGCTCCACAAGTAGTTCGTCGCATACAACTTTTAATTATGGCCAGTTGTATGTTTTTAACAGGATAAATAACCAAAACAAATGATTTCAACATTACACAGAGGGAACGAGGCGATTTTCGGTGGTTTCGCCCAGGTATACACTTAAACCATGCTTCAAATGAATGAAGTGGTTGTATGCCTTCCTTTTTTTACACTTTCGAAGGGAGTGTTTTTTCACGCTGTCTGTGTCTAACTTTACATTAAATCCGTATTAGATAAGCCAAGCCAGAAGCTTATCTACCTTCTATTTTTTTACAAAAAACGTACTTCAATTTTTTTGTACAATACCTCAATAAAAAACAGGGCGTCCCCCGGATTGCTTTCCGCTTTCGACACGGATTTCGCCGATTCCTTATTATATTACATAATTAGATCATCAACTGGGAAACCTATAACGACAGGAGATATTCACAAATGGAATATTTGTCTAACCATTTCCGTAGTATTATTATTAATAATTGTAGTGCAATTCTAAACTAAAACTATAGCATCACATCCAACCAAATTCCATCCAAGCAACTAAATCACCCCGTTAGAGATGACCAGTTACAGATAATACCACGTCAAACTCATTTTCATGGTGGGGGCCTATTCCACCAATCCAACAAATTACCACATACGGCCGATTAAGGAAATATGTGTTTAACTGATACAACAGACTTCATTTGATTTTCATACTACACAGAGGGAACGGGACGATTTTTGGTGGTTTCGTCCAGGAATTTTTTTACAATATAGTAATGTATAATTGGGTCGGCATCCAACTAAAAATTGCATCCTATCCTTTTTTCCATCAGCATCCAGGGCTGAAACTATACATTTACATTTGTAAATCATTCCATTTAATTACACTTTCGAGGGAAGTGCTTTTCACGCTATCTGTGTCTAACTTTACCATACTTGAGCTAAGTTAGTAGCCCATCTATTATTTAGCATACAAATCATGAATCAATTTTTTTTGTAGTTTTTTTTACTAAGGGAACGGTTTTTTTGAGAGGTCCAACTTTTTTGAGTTGATAAATACATAGAAAAAATTGAAGTATGTATTTACCATAAGTATTTTTTAATTAACACACCAACAAGAGAATTTCATCTGAATACCATTAAGTCAAGTCATGTCAAGTAAAGGTAACAAATCTTTACATAGATGTATATTTTGTAATAGTCTGTCGCATGTAGAAGCAAACTGCAACAGCAACATGAAGGGTCGCCGACAAATGCTGACTGATATAGGAAGGAACTTCATGTTAGAGGACACCTTGCCCAATTTCAAATCGTTTCCAATAAACGAATTGAGATTTATCGCGTCAAAATACGAGGTTTCCCAAAAAATACCAAATAAGCGCGATGTGAGAACTTGTATGAGTAGGTATTTCGGTAGAGAATGTGAGGTTGAGTATTTATACTCTCCTATCCCACCCACTCTTACAAAATCTCGCATGATAAGCGATTTTGTCCGTCGATGGACAATCTACGAAAGTGTTCGCAACAATCACAACCACGAAAAACCGGAAGACGAAGATTGTCCCATTTGTATGGATTGTATGTCTACTTCCACATGGAATCCCCGCAAACTGAACTGGGACATGGTTGCGGCTAAGTCATCTGTACCAGACGCATTATTTGCTAACAATATTCGAACTCAATGTGGACATACCTTTTGTGGCGGCTGTTGGGAATTGCACGTAAGGGCAAACAGTAAGTTCGAATACCACGAGAATAGGTTTCACGAAGAACCAACTGGACGAATGGTGGTGTCTTGTCCGATGTGTCGACATAAAATGCATTATGTAAGATAACAAAATAGAAACTCATAAAAAATAGAAACAATATAAGGTGTTTTTTTTTCTATATGATGTAATTCATATTTGGTATTTTATTATAGTTGGTAATTATATATGAATACACAACTACAAATCGTGGTTGCTTACTACAATCATTTAGATTTTTTTGAAGCTATAAAATACATTAACTATTCTGAATGTATAATCTATAATAAATCATCAAATAATACATTATTACATGACAAGATAGCATATATACCATACTCAAAAATAAATACAATAGAATCGTTGGAAAATATCGGGCGAGAAGGAGAGACGTATTTACATCATATTATTAAAAATTATGATAATCTTAGTGAATACACGCTATTTATTCAAGACGATACAGACAATCATATTCATAACATTCAGGACTTTATAAATAATACAGAGAGAACTATAAATAATATGGAACCTATACATCAGTATGAGACCACGTGGGATAAAAATGAAAAAATAACAAAACGACTTATTCGGAATGGAAGGTGTCATTTATCCACATTTAGTCATACTTACACGATTCGAGATGCGTGCAAGGAGTTAAATATTGAACTGCCACCTATTTATATCACGCCAACCTGTGCATTTTTTATACTACATAAAAATACAATAAAAAAAAGGTCAAAAGAGTTTTATATTAGTATACGTACATGGCTTCTACAAAATGAGGAGAATGGGTATATATTAGAACATCTGTGGAAAATTATTTTCGATTACGAGAATACGGGCATTACTAAAAAAAAAGAACCAAAGATACCCACCACAGAATTAGTTAACAATATGGAATCTTCTATAATAACTCATTCTCTTAGGAAACACAATGCCAATTAGTAGGAAATAAATCGGCGGTGCTTGTTTTAATGTCTTTTCCAAACCAAAGCTTAGGATACGTTACAATTTTATTCGTATCGCGATTCAAGTATGCTCCCCACCAACTAAATGTACTATTGGCAATAATGTTATGATTACAACATGACATCAATATAAGTTCTTCATAATCTTCTAATTCTATTTCGCATAATTTAAATTGTATATGCGGAAAATTTATTCCCAGAAAGCACATATTTTTGTTTATTTGAATACTATCTTGTTTCTCTCCAAAACATAGAACGGTTATTTTATTAGAATCATAATTTAAATAGGAATTTGTCTTATTTATCTGTTTAATGATATAGTTCAAGGAATCAATATAATATTGTAATGGTAGAATAGGATGTGTATCTGGACCTGCTATTTTATAGTCTCCTATCCTAAAATGTAATGATATGTAAGTAGAACAGTTAAAATTAAATTTCAATTGAACTACATTTTTGTAATGATTTAAGTTCAATAGGGCAGGAATATCATTTTTAATATGTTCAAAAAAACGATAGGATTGAAAATATCCGAATAAAATTATATTTTTTTCTGAATATGGTATCTGGGTATAATTCGATTCTTCTCGGTATAATAGATTAAATGTTTTCCATAAAGCATCGCCTTTGTCTACTATATATTTATTCATATTCGACAAAAAGGTATCCCAATATACAGGACGTAGCGATGTATTGTCTACCGGAGATATATAATCCAGTTTATCCTTAGATAATACTATCTGTTTTTTGTGCTCAATTCCATACGATATACATGTAAAAAGTTGAAATAACTGATTACCAAGTCCTCCTATCAATTTAACCGTTATCATTAAATAATATTTAATGATAAAAAATAGTATCGACTTTTTACTAAACTTATATAGAAATAGAATATTTTTTTAGGATTGCTGATGGTATAAGCGTTTCTTTCATTGTTTCCAACTTCTTGAAGCACTTATTGATAGTTACTTCGCTAATTTCACTAATAGCATTAATATCCTTCTTAGTAATATTTAGTGTGAAATACTGGGAAACGAAGTAAATAATGCCTGCTGCGATGGAATGAGGAGTATTTTCAGGAATCAAATTATGCTGTTCTATGCGAACTGCGATAAACTGACATACTTTAGTAAGCTCTCCATTAACACTTAATCTACTACAGAAACGCTGTATGAAAGCAGTAGGTTTTGTCCTACAGAACGATGTTTTTTCGTTGTTTTCCATATCATTTTCCATATCATTAATAATAGACATTGCGTTCTTACAGCCTTTAGTCGCGCTGGTATTGTCCAGATTGAAAATAGTAGCAATTTCTTTTGCAGTTCTGGGATTGTCGTTTACACGACATGAAATATAAATGGAAGCGGAAATAATACCATCGCGATTTAAACCTCTAAATGTTTTTTGTTCGGATATTTTTTTGTGATAACGAATCGCGTCGTCAATGATAATTTTAGGTATTCCATGTTTAGATGCCATATTACTAATCTTTTGAAACTCATCATATTGCGATTTTTCCTTATATGGCATAGATTGCCACTCTGTGTATCGTCTAATTTTTCTCATTTCATAGGTGGTTTTTCCAGCACATATTACCTTACATCCATACGAAGATTCTTTTAACAATGGATTAATTGGCATACCACATCGTGTTGGGTCACTACCATGATTATCATCCGCTCCATAAAATCGCCATTCTGCACTTTGATCCAAAATATCCTTATAAATAATACCACATTTAACATTGGTACATCCTAAGAATCCCTCCTCTGTTATCGCCAATGAATACTTACAACTATCGCAGCTTTCTCGCTCACCATATTTTCGATATACACATTCAATTGGCTCCTTATTATTATACTCCTTGTCAAAGGCATTCCATATCTTTGCTTTATCTATTTTCGTGTTACGATTCTTCTTGGTTTTTTTTGTATCATTGGTGGTAATATTCATTAAAGTTTATTGTATTTATTATCTTATATTTAAATCAATTTTTAAATATATTATTTGATAAATAACTAGTCATTTTTTAGGTTAAATGTATTATACAAATTAATTTTATATTACCATAATTTATATGGGAAACGGTCAATCAAATAATTCAAATGAAGATAAGGGCGACACCAAATTATCAAAATCTATAGATGTAATAGCAGCAAACTATATATTAACGCAAAATTTTACGGATATGGTGAATTTAAGAGACCCGAAGTATTGTGACAATTTAGTGATTATGACATCTGATGTAATGTCTAAGAATTTGAATAATAAAGAAATCACATACTTGTCACAAAAAATAAAAGACGGCGTTGAAGTTAACGAACTTACAAATGATAGTGTTTTATATTTAAAAAAATCAAATGTGGATAAACTCGACGTTAGAACAGTCGCAAAAAAAAAGAGATTATGTAATGGGATTGCCAAATATTATATTAGAATAGCTCATATTTTCTCGGCAATTATTACCACTATCAATCCTTCTTATACCTACAAGGATTCATATGGGTCAACTGTTAAGGTTGACTTGAAAAATAAAGACACTATACCCAAAGGTACTGAGGTTAAAATAGATCGCATTAATTTATGTAGTAGACGAGTAAATGCTCTTGTAAATAATCGCGACTTTACTGGAGAGAATGGTAAAATTAAAATCAAACCCAATTTTTGTAAAATAAATTCAAAGACTGTCGATGGGATAGTAGATTCAAAATCACTTGCGGATGAACCGGGTATTCCTGAATTAGATTTGCTATACAATGATGTATATGATTTTGAATCTGGGAAATTTAAATCAATGTCCGATAATATGAAAGGTCAATATAAAACTGACCTACAGACATTCTATAGCGCGTTTACTGGAAACAAAAATATGCCGGATGATGTATCTAAATTTTCTCAAATTAAACTACGAGATTATCATAACAGTGCAGGATGTCAACCTGGAAATGTATATAATCGCGAATATGAAGGTACTACTGGTGGGAGTGAATTATTTAAACAATACGCAGAACATGTTAAAACCATGATTGAAAACGCAAACTCAAATCAAAGTAAATTATTAGAAATAATTGATAATTTATTTGTATTTACAGTAAACAACGAATCTCTTAAAAAAGAGATTACTGTAAATCCAAAATTAGATGATAAACTATTACAAGAAATGACAGACAAATCTCGCGATATTATTATTAAGATGTATGTGAAATGTGAAGAAGATTTTATAAAAGGTTTACAAATGTTCGAGGCAATTGTTGAAAATCAATTAAAAGAGGTGACAAAACATCAAATTGATAATTTAGAAAAGAAAATAGAGAATGTGCTTACAGATAGTCCTACTGATACATCAGGAGAATCCGCAACATCACCCGAACTTCCGGGAGCGGTAGCACCACCAGTAGCAGCACCAGTAGCAGTAGCACCAGTAGCAGTAGCACCAGTAGCACCAGTAGCAGCACCAGTAGCAGTAGCAGCACCAGTAGCAGCACCAGTAGCAGCACCAGTAGCAGCAATAGGTGGAAAAAAAAAAAGACAAGGGAATAAAAAAACTCGTAAAAAAATTACTATTTAAATTTATTTTCTATTTTTCTAAATATTTCATTATTATAAATTAAACTACCGGATGGTTTATATTCTTGTATAGGCTTAAACTCCTTTTTATTTTCTGTAAGTTGAGCAGGATTATGAGTATTTAATAGTATATTATCATTTGATAATGACAATGGTTTATTAGCATTTTCATTAGGATCAATTACATTTCCATGTCCGTCTAATACGACACCCATCTTCTTTTTTATTTCTGTTCTTACGTATCCAGGTATCCAGTTTTTCCAACTAATAAATATGAGATTGGGATGATAATACTTAACATAGAATCCATTTTCACGTAATTTCTCATGAATATAAGCAATACACGCTCCTTGATCGTATTTGGGTACTCCAATCATAACTTCAGGAATAACGAACCAACAATGTTGTTCGTCTATTTTTTGACGTGATGTGAGTTTAATTTTATTATGTATTCGGTTCAATAATTTATTAAATATATTCAGCTTGCTAAGGTCATTTTGCTGTTTTTTATCATATAGTTCATCCATGTTAATTTTCTCAGAAAAGTCATCTAATTCAGGTAAATTAAAGATATGAGACATATTAAACTACCATACGAAAAAAAGTTTTAAGACTAAATGCATTAATTCACTATATTTATGACAATTAAACATTTGGTAATTTCTGGCGGAGGACCAAATATGCTTCAATTATATGGAGCACTAAAATATTCAAATCAAAAAGATGTCTGGTCTATTGATAATATACAGTCTATACATGCCACTTCAGCGGGCGCGGTCGTTGCATTACTATTTATGTTAAAAATGGATTTCGAAGACATTGACAACTATATGATTAATCGTCCATGGGATACATTATTTCATATTTCAGCCCAACAACTTTTACAATTGATTACTAAAACTGGTATATTTAATATATCGGCACTTACCGAATTCGTTGCACCATTATTGAAATGTAAAGAATATTCTAATAATATTACCTTGCAAGAATTATATGACGCAACTAATATTGAGTTTTATACTTACACATCATGTTTAAACAGTTTTGAAGGAGTTACTATTTCATATAAAACACACCCAACTATGCGCGTTATAGAAGCAATATATTCCAGTATTTCATTTCCATGTTTATTTGAACCATTTCATTATGAGGATAAATGTTATTTCGACGGAGGTATGTTCTCAAATTATCCTTTAGACAAATGTATAGAACTATTAGAAAGTAATAATTCATCGAACGCACAGATTGATTACGATGAAATAATGGGAATTTGTAATATTCTTGATAAGAATATACTGGCGGATAAAAAAACTTCATCCGCAATAGAGATGAATAATATATTCGATTATTTTTTTGAGTTTATTAAAAGGGTTATTAAGAATTGCGATACCACTAAAATAAACTATAAAATTAAATATGAATTGTCCTTAGTTTTCATACCATTTACATTATCGAGTTGGAATGATTTGATAAATTCAAAAGACACACGAAAGAATAGTATGGAACTTCCAATGGAAATTATTGATAAAAAGTTAGAAAACGATTGGAAATCAACCACTGACGATGCTTAATTATTAAGCACTTCATTGATAAATCGTTCCATCGTTTCTACATCTGGTTGAGCATCAAATGTAACCAATTCGCCATTCTTAGATAATGTAATTGTAGGGTAGCCTTCAATATTGTATTTCTCTATAGCCGCCTTTACTGCTGGGTCTTCTTCGTCAGTACAATTGAAGCTCACAACCTTCATTTTATGACCGTTAATTACCTTACCATTGTATTTTTGCGCCAGTTCATCGAATGCTGGTTTTGATTTGGTACAATGAGGACACCAGTCTACATGAAACATTGTCATTTCAGCATAACCATCACTTTCGCCTCCTACATTATCTTCGTTGGAAAATTCAGTATCAGCATTATTCATTTTAGGAGCAACATACTGGTTATATACATAAATAATTGATGCTAATAAAATGCACGTAATCACAAAATACACAAGATATGATATCGGAATGTTTTTAATTTTAGAGAGAATCTCCATTGATATAATTAAACAAATAAAATAATTATATCAATACGAATTAAAGATAAAAGGGTTTATTAACTATAATGCTATATAGAACATTTCATGGAAAAATCGTATCAATTAATAAAAAAGATTTTCACAGCGATTCATCTTATTATGCTAAAATAATAGCATCTGTGTTTAATAAAAAAATAGATCAGAAAAATAACACAGTGAAACATATCACAAAATTATTAGAGTAGTATTTCATACATGATTATATAAAATAGTACATCAGTGCCATAATGGAAAATACAAGTAATACATTTTGAATGATTGTTCGTTGAATATATACATGTTTTGTTTCTAAAATATCCATTTTCAATTCTTTAATAATAGGATATGTTCCATATACAATAATAAATATAGTGTACGACAAAACCGCCAGTATAGCTAATTTTCCTATCATGTCTATAATATATGGCATCTTATCAGACGTAACTAAATAAAGTGTAATACTTACGATACCTACTAATAGAAATGTACATGAATGCTTAGTAGATTCTGTATATTGTAGTAGAAGCGATTTTTCATCCATTCTTATTTATAAATACCATATAAAAAAATGATTTAGTCAAATCCAAAATTAATGTGAAAAATGTTTTCTATGTTAATAGTAATAACAAAGAAAATGCGTAATAAAACAACCAAGAATTATAAAGGGAAAACACGAAAAAGAACATCCGTAAAAAATAAAAAACGTGCGTTCACTAAAAAACAATATAATAGTGGCGATGGAATGTTAACGACCGTTTGGGGACCAGGACTGTGGCATTATTTACATACAATGAGTTTCAATTATCCGGTCAATCCCACCACTCAAGACAAAAAATACTATAAGAATTTTATCGTTAACCTACAATATACACTACCCTGTAAATATTGCCGAATCAATTTGGAAAAGAATTTCAAACAAATGCCAATACGTCCATGTCATATGGCAAATAGATCGGCGTTTTCAAGGTATGTATACACATTACATGAACATATAAATAAAATGCTACATAAAAAATCAGGATTATCATATTGCGACGTTCGCGATCGATATGAAAATTTTAGAGCACATTGCAGTGATGATAAAGTCAAAAGCAAGATTTTCAAATTTAATAAAACAAGGAAAAATAGAAAAGAAAAAGGATGTACCACTCCGCTATACGGTAAAAAGGCAAAATGTGTTATTAAGATTGTTCCTCAGGAGGAAAAATGTAAAACACTTCAAATAGACGACAAATGTGTAAAAAAGTCTCCGGTCACTTAAAAAATTGAAATGATAAACTATCTCATATATTTACTATATACAAGCTTACATCATGTACCAAAGTCAACCACATAAAACACTTCATCAGATACAACTGGAAAAATGTGTCCAGAACGCACTTGCGTTTATTGAGACACGCACAGAACTCATTCAGTTTGTTATTGATCGCAATAGCACACTTACTGGTACCGGATTTATGTTCAGTAGTTCCCCGCTCATGACTGAAATTGGTAATGCGCTTGAAAGTGACGGGCATTCTGGGTCGTCTATGGCATTAACAATGCGCGAATGTCAGTGCATTCTTAGTGAAAAATACGATACTCTACCTCTTCATAAAAATCCTTTCCCATTTGATACTGATGCTGATGCTGATGCTGATGCCGATGATTATGATTATGATACACCCCTTGAAGTTAATATCAATGGCTGTAGTGGATGTATCGATGATCAGCCAAATCAAATGGCGCATATGGAACCTGGTGGATGTCTATATGAATATGATGACTTTGATGATATCGACCTCGTTCCACCATTTGTTCCACTCACATATAATGTTAATGATGATACACCTGAACCTAATGTAATTGAAGTAGAATCTGCTGGTATTAACGGAATCGGTAGCGATATGTTGGGACAAAATTGGTATACTAAAATGGACGATAATAATAAGGAAATCATGGATGTATGGGCTACTGCTGGTCCAGATGCCGCTGTAAAATCAATGTTTACCGCCGATGATGGTGTATCGCGCCTATCCTATTCAGAAATGCGGTCACGTTATGGTTAAAATTCTATACAAATAAAAATTCTATACAAATAAAAATTCTATACAAATAAAAATACCTTTTTTATTATCATATAAATAGATAAAACATATTTATATCATATCATGGATTATCCTGTCATTGAAAAGATTCTCGACTATAACCTTTTTGGTAATGTTGATTCCACGCGCGGAGGACCAAGTTCTGTTTTAATGGATCCACCACTTCAACACCAAGACCATTATAAATGGTTACGTGACGATTTACGTACAGATCCAAAAGTAATTACTATGTTACATGGAGAAAATAAATATACAACTGAAATCATGAGCAGTAGCGAAAACATTCAAAAAGAAATATACGACGAATTATTGTCGAATGTTCAACAAGATTACGATAGTTACCCATTTCCTCATCGTTCGAGCGGATGGGGTAGTAAATTCTACTATTTTACCAGAACAGAGACAGGGAAAAGTTACCCAACATATTGTCGTATTGACCAGGAAACAAAAGAAGAATCTGTTCTTGTAAATGTGAACAAATTAGCAGAAGGCAAAACCGCATTCGATTTATCTGGATTTAAAGTAAATGATGCCCAAACATTAATGAGTTATGGGGTCGATTTAACCGGTAACGAAAAATACATGCTTTCTATCTATAACATTGAATCTGGTGAGCAAATTGAGCATACTATACCCGAAATAGTTTACTGTTCATATAAATGGTTGGGAAATACTATTTTTTATATGCAAGGTGATGACCAGAATCGATTATACCAAGTATGGAAGTATGATATTATTTCAAAGGAACATGAACTCATTTATCAATGTAGTGATGAACTACGAAATGTATCTATTGATATTTCAGAAAACAACGATTATATGTTCATTTATGAAGAAAGTGTCGAAACAACCGATATGTATTATTTCAGTTTGAAAGAAAAAGACACTTGTACTTCCAAAACTCCTATTCATTTTACACAATATGTTACTGGCGTTAAATATCAAGTATCGTATCATAATAATAAATTTTTTATCCTTACAAACAAGGATGATTGTCGCAACTTTAAAATTATGGCTACATCTATCAGTAATACCGACATGTCCAAATGGTTTGATTTTATACCATACGACGAGAGTAAATACATTGAAGGTATCGAAATCACACATAAATACATGCTTATTGAATACAAGGAAAATGGAAATAGTTTTGTTGAGGTGTTTGATCACTTGGATGCTACCTCTCATATAATTGAAATCGCCGACACAATTAAAAATATGGGACTCGTATTATCAATTTATAATTCGGACAGAATTGTATATTACCAGAATTCCTTGAAAAAACCCATGACCTATTATGAATATGATTTGACATCCAAAGAATCAAAGGTACTTCGAGTAAAATATGTTCCTAATTATGATGACACATTATATGAAACCGACCGCATATTTGCGACTGGTCATGATGGTGTTAAAATTCCTATTTCACTCATTTATAGGACCGATATGTTTAAAAAAGATGGCACAAACCCACTCTATTTATATGGGTACGGTTCATATGGTATTACTGTTGACCCCAATTTCAGAGGGTCTATCCTGCCGCTATTGAATAGAGGATTTGTATATGCAATTGCTCACGTACGTGGCGGAAGCTTTCTCGGATATAAATGGTTTGAGGATGGTAAAATGATGAATAAATTAAACACATTCAAGGATTTCATTTCATGTGCTGAACATGTGATTCAAGAAAAATTTACCGGCAACAAAATGATCACTATTGAAGGACGTAGTGCTGGTGGACTATTAGTTGGAGCAGCATTGACAATGCGTCCTGATTTATTTAGAACAGTTATTGCTGGTGTTCCGTTTGTAGATGTAATGAATACCATGTGCGACCCCAGTATTCCACTTACCATTCCAGAATGGGAACAATGGGGAAATCCAAACGAAGAAAAATACTATGATTATATTAAACAGTATAGTCCGTATGATAATATCAAAGAGACCGCGTATCCTAATGTATTGGCTTTGGGTGGATTAAATGATCCACGTGTTGGATATTGGGAACCAGCAAAATTTATTGCCAAATTACGTGAATATAATACCAATCCTGATAGCTTATTGCTACTTAAAACTGAAATGGAACAAGGTCATTTTGGACAAACAGACAGATATAAATATCTACATGAACTTTCTTTTGATTATTCATTCGTACTAAAAACATATCAACATTAACATTAATCGTGTCGATTATATAATAAAAATATAGTATGTTTATTATATAAATATATGAGCAACAATCAGCGTATAATACCACTATGCGATACTATAGATCTTGATCCAGGCGTACAGCGCTTGTCATCAAGACGCAGTGCAATAAGACCGCCGTCGAAAATAGTCCCAGATTACATAAACAACCAAAATATGTGCAATTTATGCTTTGAAACTGATATGTTACAGCAATGTAAAGACTGTTCGACCTTTGTATGCGAAGAATGTCTTGATAAAAACAAATTATGCAATAAGTGTAAAAAAACACAGCGATTGAAAAGAACGATATTTCACTGGTTTTGTTGTAATTAATCAGATAATTGTATATCTAAAACGTATTAAATATACAATCTATCAGTATATATTAATGTCAAAGAGAGAAGTCGCGTGTGGAGTATTGTATAATAAGGAGGGAAAAATTCTTATGGGGTTGCGCCCATTGGGTAGTCCGTATGCTGGTTTTTGGGAATTTCCTGGTGGTCAACTTGAAGAAAATGAAACGATTGAAGAATGTTTACATCGCGAATGGATGGAGGAGTTAAATCTATGTATTTCTATAGACCGTGAAATATATCAAGCAGAATATGATAATTATCACTGTAGATTTTTCGCAGGGAAAATTATGGACGAAGAAAACGTAAAAATATATGTACATGAGAACATTAAGTTTTTGGATATTGAGGAAATTAAAAAACTCAAATTATTTGACGGTGATTTGGCAGTGTTAGATGCACTTTAAACCGTTTTCTCGCATTTTGTACAATATTTAATCGTTTGAGAACGATCTGGATCTATGTCTATTAGATCCGTTTCCCAAGTATGAACGCAATTATTTTGTATTTGCGAATTAATACGAGACAATAAATCTGCCCGTTTATTTATAACCGATTCGACTTGATTGGAGTGTTGAAAATACTCTTGTAATAATTGTAGATTATTGTCATCTTCATAGTCGCGTTTATTTTTATTAAATATATTGGAGTAAAAGAAATATTTATCCAGGAAACTAATTTCATATTCAATAATCTGTTTTACTGATTGTAATTCACTATTAATATTATCCATTTGTGATAATATTAATACATGCTAACTTTTTATATGAGTTTGTCTAATCATTGTTTCTTCGTATTTATATTATGATTTATTCATAATAATATAAATGAAATTATATGTTATTTTTGTGGTTTATAATAAAAGTAAATAAAATTGGACTACACGCTTAATTGGAGTAAGCAAGACCACCCATACCACTCATGATACGAAGGACGTTGTAGTTGGTAGCATAGACACGGACCTTAGCAGTCTTGGTACCCTCAACAGTGGCGTTACTGAGAACAAGTTGAAGGGTAGCGTTATCAATACGAGAGAAATTACATGTGCCAGAAGGTTGGTGTTCCTCAGGGCGAAGAGCAAAGGAGTAAAGATTGATACCGGTGTCAGGGTTACGGGTGTGGTGTTGGAAAGGTTGGACGAGGTCGAAGTAAGTACCTTCACGCTCAGAGAAACGATCTTGACCGTTAAGTTGAAGCTTAGCGGTAACAACAGGGTTCATACCCCAGCAGTGAAGCTTGATGGCAGATTCGGAAAGAACGAATGTACCGGCATCGGATACACCAACAAGGCTTGAATCGGCAGAAGCGACGTTGAATTGAGCATCATTGTAACCTTGAGCACCAGCAGCACCTCTGGCAGCGGGAGTGTTAGTGGCAGATGAAGCATTCCATCCAGGTCCACCGATAGCATTAAATCCAGCGCTAAATCCAGCGGCAAGAGAAGCAGCAGCAGTAGCAGCAGTAGCAGTAGTAGTACCAATAGAACCACCAAGAGAACCAGCAGCAGTAGTAGCAGCAGCAGAAGCAGCAGTAGCGTCAAACTGACCGGGACCAGCTTGTTGGAAAAGACCCTTAGAATCGATGAAAGCAGAACCGGTACCGACACCAGCGGGTGTTCCGGCAATAGACTCCTTAGAACCGTAAGCATGGATAGCGGAAGGAAGAGCATCAAGGGCATCAGTGTAGTTGAAAGGTTGGGCGCCAAGAAGCTTGAAAAGAGTTTGGGTGCATTCGAGGGAAGCACAGTAATCTACATTTTCATCAGGTTGGACAACCCAGATAAGTTCCTTACAGGGATGATTGAAATTGAGCTTGATCTTGTTACTGGATGAACCAACAGATTCATCACCAGTGAATTGAAGTTGCTCAATGAGGTACTCGTGAGGGTTTTGTGCCATTCTACGACGTTCATCGGTGTCAAGGAAGACATAATCGACGTAAAGAGAAGCAGCAACCAAAGATTGAGCGTAAGCGCTGGTAACCTTAGGGTTAGAAATACCAGTTGAGCATTCAAGAGTAGAGGCAGCCCACAAGCATTCGTCAATAGGACGAATGTCAAGGTTGATCTTGACTTCGTGGTATTGAAGAGCAATCAAAGGAAGGGCAAGTCCGGGATTACGGCAAAACCAGAATTGGAAAGGAATGTAAAGAGTTGTCTCGGGAAGAGCGTTACGGGGAGCACACACTTGACGAGGAGCATTGGAGGTACAGGGACCATCGACAGCAGCGAAATTGGGGTCGGTGATGTATGTAAGTTGAGTGGTGTGACCAATCATGGCGTTGTAACCACGTTCTTGTTCAGCAGAGATAGTAAGTTGATTCCAGATGTGCATCCAGTCACCATATTGACGGTCAATACGTTGACCACCAATCTCGACCTCAACTTGAGAGATAAGTTGATGTCCGGGAAAATCTAACCAACGAGAGAAAACATCACCAGTAGTGTTTTTCATGTTTTGGTTGATTTCAGGGAGAGTTACCTGTAAGTATGTTCTGTAAGCAAGATCACCATTTCTGGAGACTGTGCAGGTGACACGGCGACCGAAATCGGCTTGACCGTTAAAAGTTTGTTCAATAGATTCCATTGCGAAATTTGTATGACGACGATAGGTGACTTTCCAGAAAGTAATTTGAGGATTGCCAGTAAGATAAACATCTTGTGCGCCATAAGCGACTAATTGCATGAGACCACCTCCCATTTTTTATAATATTGCTAAAGAAAAAAAAATTTTCATTTTGCTATTTAATTCATATTACTATTCAAACCTAAATTATTAATGTCAAAATTATCTTTGATAAATCTACGTAAATAACTATCCAACATTATTTCTTTTTCCCCTTCATGTTTTTTAATAAAAATATACTTATCATCATTTTTGCTAATTGTCCATCCTTTTTCCAATGCGTTGTATAAAAAAGCCATTTTTTGCAGGGTAACATAGTCTATTTCCATTTTTTCTGCGTTTTTAATTTTTATATTTGTATCCATTTAATTAAAAATATATTAAAAGATATTAATTTTACCTTAATAAGTATTTTAAAAAGAGTTATTAATAACTATATAAAGTGAATGCCTTCTTTTAAACCTAAAACTAACAAAAAAATTGTTATAAACCAGAAAAATATTACTACTCTTGACAGTAAACATGAAGAAATTCTTCAAGGTTTAAATGATGACGAGTGTAGTTTACCTGATTTAAAACAACAATTATTTATTTTAGAAGAAGAATTAAACGCCGATGATACATTATTGGACAGAAAATTAGATATCGGGGACGAAATTAAAGTGCTAAAAATAAAGATGAAAAAAATTAAAAAGGAAAAGAAAAAATATTTATTGGATAATTCAGGATATGTATTTGATTATTTCGAAAATAAGAAGAAAATTTCTGAAGGTGGTAATATTACACGAGTATTAGACTCTTTTTTCAAAATAAAAACTGACGACAGTCAAAGATCCGAAGAAGCCCAAAGTTCCAATAATTCGATTGTAAATCAATATTTATCAAATATTGATACTGCTTTTTTCGATATTAACAATTTTATTACCAATAGCGATATTTGTAAAGCCTGTCACAAAGGAGAACTCATACCCGCTGAACATGAAGGTCTTATAATATGTAATAACTGCAGTATTTCATCGAAATATATCATTGAAAATGATAAACCATCATACAAAGAACCGCCCAAAGAAGTATGTTTCTATGCGTACAAAAGAATTAATCATTTTCGCGAAATATTGGCGCAATTTCAGGCAAAAGAAAGTACGCAAATTCCACCGGAAGTATTGGAAAATATCAAATTGCAAATTAGGAAAGAACGCGTCGAAATTATCCATCTCACAAATAAAAAGGCGAAGGAAATATTGAAGAAACTCGGATATAATAAGTATTATGAACATATTCCATTTATTAAAGATAAATTAGGTATTAAACCTCCTATTATGAGTCAAGAATTAGAGGAAACCTTGTGTAATCTTTTTATGGATATTCAGGCTCCATATGCGAAATATTGTCCGGACGATAGGGTTAATTTCTTGAACTATTATTACACTGTTTATAAATTATGTGAATTGTTGGACCAACGACAATTTCTACCATTCTTTCCAATGTTAAAAGATAGAGAGAAACGTATTGAACAAGATGAAATATGGAAAAACATTTGTTGTGAATTAGAATGGGAATTTATACCCACTATTTAATAGTTAAACAACGTAAAAATATAATGTTGTATATAATAAAATGATGAATATCTTTTTATTATTAACCGGTTTATTCGGAGTTACCGCCCGATTTAATGAGTTCGTACCTTTATTGGACACAGAACAATATCAAATACAACATATTGGAAATACATCTTTACCAGAATCATTTTCATGGAGCAACGTAGATAATGTAAATTATTTGACTAAAAATCTCAATCAACACATACCTGTTTATTGTGGCAGCTGTTGGGCTCACGGAAGTGTAAGCGCATTATCTGATAGAATCAAGATTATGCGCAAAGCGGCTTGGCCCGATATTAATCTTAGTATTCAATTCTTATTGAATTGCAGAATGGGAGGTTCTTGTAATGGTGGCGACCATTTAGCCGCATATAAAGCGATTCATGATTATGGATCTATACCGTATGACGACTGTATGATATATCAAGCATGTAGTATAGATTCTAAAGAAGAAGGATGTAGTGACAAGTCAATGTTTGAATGTACATCAACCAATATATGTAAAACATGCGACACCTTTACATCGAATGGAGGGACATGTAGCCCTATCTTACAATATCCTAATGCCACTATCGAGAGTTTTGGAGCAGTGAAAGGTGCATCTAATATGATGACAGAGATTTACAAGAATGGACCTATTGCTTGTGGAATAAACGCCGAAGGAATCGTAGATTATGCTGGTGGTGTATTAGATGTGCCAAGAACATTGAAAATGATCAATCATATTATTTCTATTGTAGGTTGGGGATATGACGCTACTCTCGATAAACAGTATTGGATTATCAGAAATTCATGGGGTTCTTATTGGGGTGAACTTGGATTTATGAAATTAGTATTAGGCGAGAATCAGTTAGGTATTGAAAAGACGTGTGCCTTTGCAATGCCTGGAAATTGGACTATGAATAATGTACCCTGTTTCGAGGATGGTAGTAATTGTAATTAATCCATTAATATTGAATTTAGATTGGAATGCCATGAATTCATGTGTTCTTTTTTAAATTTGTGAAGTTGGATGATTTTTTCCAGATCTTCGATAGAGGAATCGAACTTTGATTCATCGCAATATAAACACGCATATCCTTTTCTCGAACACTTGGACCGCACAAATACAATCGGTTTCTTCTTTTCTGATTGACTATTCATTTTTTGTAAAGCGTCTAATAATGACTCGTATTCGTTTACCACTTTTACTGTAGATTGTAAATAGTCCATAAAACTATCGTCTAATTCATAGGAATGATTCAATTTATAACTGATCATTAATGATATAATAATTAAAGATTTAATATATCATTATTTTTCATAAAATAATATTTATGAGCAGACGAATTAATTATTTAGCGGGGAAATCCAACAAGATTAGCACCAATACCGAAGCCAGCACCAGAGCGAGCAGACACAGCCATGCTGGGAACGTATGTATCTAAAATAGAGAATGTTGCGGCAGCAGTGAGAGCGATTAATGCAACCTCATCTAAGTTAAGAGCCTTCTTGGGAATAGCATAGGCAGCAAGAGCTACCATTACACCTTCGACTAAATACTTAATTGCTCTTTTGACGAGTTCACCTAAATCAACGAATTTGTTATCCATATTATAAATATAATTAAGAAAAAAATATATATATATTCGTTAAAAAACTTAAAAGTTATTAGATAAGGATACTAAATGGAACAATCCAGAACCACTCCTTATGAACCTATGTTAACTACCGAGGGTAGTACAAACCCTAAATATGTGGACCTTTTAGAAGAGGATAAAGCCATTGCCGGACAGAAATTTGCGTGTATCTCATTTGTATCTCCCGAAAATATTTTGAAGAACAAAGAACTTTTTATTTTCCAAGAGTTCCTAAAGGGCTGGGACTTATCTAAATCTATCGAAAAGTTTCAGAAATTTACTGGTTTTTTGTCCTATAAGTACAATTTAAATGGACAAAATGTTATGACCGATTTAGAAGAATTTATTAAGACTGAAAAAACTTCTTTATTTGATACCACACTGGAGGATGAATATAAAACATTTATTGATAAAAATGAATCGAGAATGAATGATTCTTTTAACGATACATATAACTTTCAAACATCAACACGTGGCATTAAAGTACGCGGTGTATATCCCACTCAAAAAGAAGCAGAACTTCGTTGTAAAATGCTTCGCGAGATTGACCCTAATCATGATGTATACGTTGGACCTGTTGGACTTTGGATGCCATGGGAACCTGAAGCTTATAAGACTGGTCGCGTTGAGTATCTTGAAAACGAGCTCAATCAGCTTATGCATGAGAAACAAACGAATGAAGACGAGGCTAAAATGGAATTCGACAAACGTCTTCGCGATACAAAAATGAAGGCGATTGAAGAGAACAAAAAACTCGCGTCACAAACAGGAAATAAATTATCGCAAAATGTCGATTCTAACGGAAATCTAATTGGTGTTAATTTGGATGGGTCTAATGATGATATTAGTGTCGCAGATATCAGGAAAGAATTATTTGAAAATGAAAATGTGGTAGTTGGAAAACATGATTATGGACTAAGTGAATTGGAGAAAAGTGGCACTATCACTATTGATCGTGTCAATAATACTATTACTGATAATTTGAACGGTCTTGCAGCTCAAACAGCCATTGATACCGCGCATAATGTTACTTCCATTACAATTGGCGATACTGAGCCAGTAATATTAAAAACTGCCGAACAACTAAGTGAAGATGTCATGCATAATGTGACATCCATCACAATTGGCGATACTGAGCCAGTAATATTAAAAACTGCTGAACAACTAAGTGAAGATGTCACGCATAATGTGACTTCCATCACAATTGGCGATACTGAGCCAGTAATATTAAAAACCGCCGAACAACTAAGTGAATCTACTACACAAACCGTAGGTACTTCTGAATCTATCACATTCACTACTGGTGTTTCGAGCGAGAAGTAAATATAATTACCTGTAGTTTTATATAAATTAATTTTTATATAAAACGTATTTAAAGATTGTCTTGTATTTGATGTTATAATGAGTAATATTTGCATTGGAATAGATCTGGGAACAACATATAGTTGCGTAAGTGTGTGGCAAAATAATACAGCGGAAATTATTGCAAATGATCAAGGAAATAGAACAACTCCTTCGTTTGTTTCTTTTACAGAGCACGAACGTCTTGTAGGAAATGCGGCAAAATCGAATAGTACAGCGAATCCTACAAATACCGTGTTTGATGCAAAGCGTCTTATTGGTCGCAATTTTGATGATCCTACCGTACAGAAGGATATTGAACATTTCGCTTATACAGTAAAAAGTACACCAGACAATAAGCCTCTGATTGAGGTAACCTATAAAAATGAACTAAAACAATTTCGTCCAGAAGAAATTTCGTCCATGATTCTTGTTAAAATGAAAGAAGTCGCTGAAAGTTATCTTGGTACATCGGTAACTAATGCTGTAATTACTGTTCCTGCATATTTTAATGATGCACAACGTCAGGCAACCAAAGACGCTGGAATTATTGCAGGACTAAATATATTGCGTATTATTAATGAGCCTACTGCTGCTGCTATTGCATACGGATTAGATAAAAAGTCAAAAACCGAGACAAATGTTCTTATTTACGATTTGGGCGGTGGTACATTCGATGTATCTTTACTTTCCATCGAAGACGGTGTATTCGAAGTAAAAGCTACTGCCGGCGATACTCATCTTGGCGGCGAGGACTTCGATAGAAGATTAGTTGAACATTGTATGACAGATTTCAAACGTAAAAACAAAATCGATATAACTGATAACAAGAGAGCGATGCGTAGACTACAAACCGCATGTGAAACTATGAAGAAGACATTATCGAATGCTACGGTTGCAACGATTGAAATCGATGCATTGGCGGAGGGAATTGATTATAACACTATTATTAGTCGCGCTAAGTTCGAAGATTTATGTTCGGATTTGTTCAGAAAAACAATCGACCCAGTAGAAAAGGTAATTTTGGATAGTAAAATCAGCAAGAGTGGTATTCATGAAATCGTTCTTGTAGGTGGTTCTACCAGAATTCCTAAAATTCAGGAATTACTGTCAGATTATTTCAATGGTAAAGAGTTGTGTAAAAATATTAATCCCGATGAAGCAGTTGCTTATGGGGCTGCTGTTCAAGCGGCTATTCTATCCGGCAATAAAGACGAAAGGCTGAATGAACTACTTTTACTGGACGTGATTCCATTGTCACTTGGAGTGGAAACCGCTGGCGGAATCATGACACCTGTTATTAATAGAAATAGTACTATTCCTATCAAAAAATCACAAGTGTTCAGTACCTATGTAGATAATCAACCAGGCTGTACGGTTCAAGTATTCGAAGGCGAGCGTCAATTCACCAAAGACAATAATAAATTGGGCGAATTTCAACTGAGTGATATTCCAGCAATGCCTCGCGGTGTACCCCAAATTGAAATTACATACGATGTAGATGCAAATGGCATTCTACATGTGAGTGCTGAAGAGAAATCATCCGGCAAGAAGGAGAAGATCGAGGTCACTAATGACAAAGGTCGCCTTAGTGCCGAAGATATTCAACGAATGGTAGATGAGGCAGAACGATTCAAAGAATCAGACCTCAAACTCAAAGAGCAATATGAATCTAAGTCTTCGCTTGAAACGGCTCTATTTGGTGCAAAGGATATAGTAAATGATTCGCAAAAAAATAATAAATTGGAGGAAGATGATATTAGCTCTATTTCAGAAAAGGTGACGGAATTCCAAGAGTGGTTGGATAATTCTACGAATGAAGAATCATCTGTATACCATGAAAAGAAAACCGAATTGGAGCAATTCCTACAACCATTTGTGATGAAACAGGCAGCAGCATCTAATATTCATGAAACAGATGATACGGATGACCCGGTTGACGTATCAGAAATGGAGGAGGAATGGTCGCCATCAATTGGTGATGTGGATTAAAGATGTTAACAAAAATTGAATCGTTTTAATATAGTATACTCATAGGTATAATGGACCAATCAGATTCAAATTCTTACTACGTAAAACATAATGTTGAATTCAAAGAGTATTCTATGCAGCAATATGTATATCATTTAGGTATTGTAAATGTCCCCGAAATTATTGAATATGACGCTATTAGTAAGATTATGATTATGAGGAAAATAGATAATAATAATTTATCACATAATTATGGCGAAGATGCTACAGATATTCCTGATGAACTATTTGAACAAGTCGTCAGAATAGTACAAACTCTTGTATCACATAATATCGAATATCCCGATTTAACTGGGTATAATTTTGTAGAAGATAATGACGGTAAAATTTGGATAATTGATTTTGAACATTCATTGGTCACATTGTCAAAATCGATTGATAATATTAATATATTAAATATTTGTAACGGCGACAAAGAATGGAACCCAGATTTCAGATAATTTATAAATTGAAATGAAATAATTCAAATTATAAATAACAAATGGTAAAAATAAGTAATACTTATTTAATTATGGGACAAACATATAAATTTTACACGTGTATTCCCTATAAGAAATCACTAAAAACATTCACTGGTACATATATAGAGACCAGTTGTGGAAAAATGCACGTTTTTGGATATAAGGATAGTAGTATATGTATGAAACAACATGAATTATGGACAGTTCCTATAGAGTGGATTACAGATGTCATGGTAGTATCAGATGAATAATTTATGATAGTTACTTACATGATTTACCATGATGATTTTTTAACACTAATTTTTGGACCTGCGCTTTTTCGTCGTGCTGAATTTGGATCATATGATTCATCTTCATCGTCCGAATTAAGATTCTTGGATAGTTCCCAGAATTCTTTGGACCCTAAACGGAAATCACTGTGATTTTGTGCCTTATACCAGAAAATCTGATCATGTAATTTGTTCGTTTTGGCATTATTATTAATCACCAAACACTCATAATTTTCTGTACATTGATCCATGACTTGACAAAACGATTCGAACGTCGGAAACATGCCTGCATAATTCTCCCAAATTCGCTTACGATTTGTAATATAAGGTTCGCGTAAAATAAATACATAATCGATATTCGTTCTTAGATTAGGTGGTATACCTAAAGGATATTGCATTGTAATAATGAGTAGAATCTTCCAGTGACGTCCATTCATAAATAATAATCGCATCAATTTATCTTTTGACCACGATGAATCGTATAAGCAATCATCTAATATAACAAATGCTCTTGGGTCAATAGTGGTTCTTTTGTATGCTTCTACTTCTTTTTTCATTTGTTTCATTACTGTCCTCTGTCTCTTAAGAATATTTTCAATAATAGCTGTATTATATTCATCATGAATGAATAATTTTGGAACATGGCTACTATAAAATCCATTCCCTGCTTCTGTTCCTGAAATAACAGTACCTATAGGAATATCTTGATGATAGAATAATAAATCACGAACTAAAAAAGATTTACCAGTATCACGACGACCTATCAATACAATAACAGGACCAGTACTACCGTTTTTATCATCCGCATGAAACTTAATATTTTTCATGTCAAATTTTCTCAATTCTAATGTCATTACTTTTATTTAACAAAAAAACTATTCATAAAAAACGAGATAATAAGTTAAAACATTAGAGAATTTATATATTCAAAGGTTAAAGAATTAATGTTCGAAATGAACTATATTAAGGATAATAGCTGTGCTGATTTCTCTGAACCTTTAAATGTGACAAATATTCAAAATTACAACCCGATTTACAATTTGTTTTTTAAACTAAACGAGTCAAACTATAACAATATTCAATTAAATGAACAATTTAAACTACAACAAATAAAAAATCGTGTCAATCACAATTGTTTCTCATGTGAACTACAAACAACCGACACATCGATAATTACAAATAAAGACATGTTTATCAAATTTTCACCTATCATAGATCCTACAAAGTATCTCATAGGTAAATATAATACTGAAAATAATGACCTATTTAGTCTACCTTCAATAACTGAAAGCAACGATATTATATCCAACAAAAAAAACGCTTACAATAACTCAGCATACACCGACGGATTCTTTTCATTTCTCTCCAGTAAATTATTACACAAACATGATGTTTTAAATGCAAATGACTATTATGGTTCCTTTATAGCCAATCAGAAAGATTTCCGCTATAATGTATTCGATGATATTGAATATCTATGTGAATCCGACTTTTTTCATGATAATAAAGATGTATTATTCACATTAGATGAAGCATTCTATGATGAAGCTGATAATAATGATAGTAGAAATAACAAAAAAAAAATACAGATTAATAATAATAATAATATTTCATTAAAATCTGTTGAAGCGTTTAATGATGATATATACGATAATATGTTTACTCCTTCGATCGAATCTGAGAATGATAGTAATATTGATGAAACCGTTATATTGGATGACAACCTGACGGAAAATGCTCTCTCTTCCATAAATTTAAATAAGTTATCGAATAGTAGAGGAAGCTGTAAAACATGTTCGTCACATTCATCATCATGTTCATCCAGAACATCTGTTACAGATAATAACGATAATGAAAGTATGTCTGGTAGTGATATTGAATCACTCAATGATATGTCTTCTTGCGAGTCAGATGAATCAGAGGAAGATGAAAATATTTACGCGTATATACCAGATTTTCCTGTTAATATAATCGCTCTTGAAAAATGTACAGATACATTAGACGCATACATGATGGATGATGACGTTTCTGATAAAGAATGGTCAGCGCTATTAATGCAAGTGATTTTCACACTTTTAATTTATCAAAAAACCTTCAGTTTTACACATAACGACCTTCATACTAATAATATTATGTATATTGAAACAGACAGACAATTCATGTATTACAATTTTGCCGGAAAATTCTACAAAGTACCCACGTTCGGTAAAATATGGAAAATCATTGATTTCGGGCGTGCAATATATAAGTATAATAATCAAGTCATTTGTAGTGATTGTTTCGGAAAGAACGGAGATGCCGACGGACAATATAATTGTGAACCTTTCTTTAATGATTCCAAGCCCAGATTAGAAACCAATATGAGTTTCGATTTATGTAGGTTAGGATGCTCATTATTTGATTTCTTTGTGGATGATATTGTTAGTATGAAACGTGGTAAGTTATCTCCTATCGAAAGAATTATAGTTGACTGGTGTTACGATGATAACAATAAAAATATATTATATAAAAAAAGCGGCGAAGAACGTTATCCCGAATTTAAGTTATACAAAATGATTGCCAGAAACGTTCATAAACATACTCCTGAGCAACAATTGGAACATGATGTATTCATAGAATTTCAAGTAACAAAAAAGAAATTGAACAGTAGCGCATTGAAAAAAATAATGTATATAGACAATTTGCCCAATTACAGCCTATAAATTAATTATTAGTCGTAGAGAGAAAATAATGTAAACCCAATATTTTACATTATTTATTCATTTTATCGTACACGGTATTATTTAAAACGCAGGATCTCCCGTAAACGCAGGCGTTTTTATAGTTCCTCCACTAAGGGTGCTTCCTGGTGACATATCACCCATTTGGTCGACAATAAAATTAGCCAAATACACTCCTAAAAATACAAACACCGCATCTTTCATAAGTAATTTAATCGGTTTATCATCCTTATCAATATATTTCATTTCAATAAAACGAATTATTAGATATACTGTTGCACTTGCTAATGATAATGTTAAAATATCACTCATTTAATTTGTATTAACATTATCATTATTCCGGTTTTACGCATTTAACTAAGAATTTCAACCCCATCTAATACAACTAAATCATTATTGGTATCGGGACTACTACTTGGAGCTCCTAAATCTTCAAAGTTTAATTGGACTGTGTCCATTGAAATTTTTATCTTTTCATCGTCATCATCTATACTCGCCAGTTCTTCTAATTTTCTTGCCTCGTTTCTTTCGTTACTAATCATTTCAAGACGCTCTACACTTTTTGGAGCATTCACATCTTCCTCATTCTTATTGACATCGATCATTTTATCAATATCAGAAAATTGAAGTCCTTTTTCCAAAACTACGTCACTCTTTGATTCAGATTCTATGTCATTTATTTCTAATGAAACACCTGAATCGGTTTCGTCTATTTTTACATTGTCATCCGTTTTCAAAACCATTTGATCTTCTTTCTTTGCATTATCAATAATTTCAGTAATTTCACTATGCAAACTTGAATCATTATCAACATTACTATTAGATATGTCCTCCTTGTTTTCAATCAACGTCTCATTTGCTTCTACCTCCTCTTCAACACTTTCTTCCAAATAAGAACGCAGAATATGCTCTACCGGAATAGTCTCACGCACTGCATTCACAATACATTCTTTAATAATGAGCTCAAGTTCTCGATTGTTCTTTTGGACCTGTAGAGGAGGAATATCTTTTTCAAACAAATAAATATTTGTATATAATTTACGCGCTACGTGAATATACGTTTTGTGTATAAAATCCTTCATTTTTGGAATATTTAAGTCTATCTTCTTCTGTTTTTTACCTACACGAACACACGTAAGAGCTTTCAATTGAATAATATGAACACATGTGATCAAATCCTCAATATATCCACATGAACTTTTTTCAGTAATTCGATTCACTTCACTTTGAATCATCTCATCATTCCACTTAGGAATTCTACTAATAAAATTCTGAAATGTCATCAAGTATTTATCCTCCTCGTCAGCTTCCATACACATCTTATATGCTTCTGTGTAAATAGACTTGAATCCTTCTTGGATGAAAGGAGAAATTATGTTAATCAGCCGAGTTACCCACTCATTTTTTGATTCTTGTAAACTGGTTACGTTAAAGTCATCCATTTTACATAAATGAAATATTTTCTAAATCGTCATTATTACGTATTAACATGAAATTAAAGATAGAGAACATAAATAACTTTTCATTTCTAAACTCCTTTTTGGTCTTTTCAAAAAAAGTTAATAAGGTATATTTTTTTAGTGGTTCTATATTTTTACAATTTTCTATATATTTCAATATATCAATACTTGATATACCTTTGTCGTAAAATTTATTCGTCATCTTTATTAGTTCTAAATTATCTGTAATCTTATGTATTCCATTCATCTGTTTTTTTACATAATCGGTTATACTCTTCACAACAGTAGTCGGTTTACCATATATTTCATCCAGTTTATATGCATGCAAATTTACAGATTCATTCTTAATTATAGGTAGAGGAACAAATATATCGCAAAATCTTGATAATATGGGTCGCAACAATTTCGATTTGTCCTCCACTACAATGAAAAAACGAGTAGAATGACTAAATAGTTCAATACACCGTCTAAGTGCTGACTGAGCATCAATTGTTAACTTATCGGCATTTAAAAGAACGATACTTTTGAACGTTTGCATATTACTGATGCTATGAATATTCGTTTTCGAAAAAAACTTCAAGTCCTCGCGAATAAATTTTATTCCTTTTCCGTGCCCACAATCAATATTCATCACATAATTCTTTATTATTTTCCTATCATTATTATAAATCTTCTTTATAAATGAGTCAACCAATGTTCTTTTACCAGAACCAGGTGGTCCGTGAAAAATGATATTAGGAATTTTATTCACCTGGATAAAATAATCTAATTTGTCATTTATGTGTGTATGAACATTAAGAATCGTGCTACTCATTACTTATATACGAATACTTATTTTTAATATGTATTTATAACGTATGTTTATTTTAAACGATGAGCTCAAAATAAACATGATTTTATTATAGTCATTTATCGCGTACTACTTAGACTATGTGTATACGGATTGTTTTTGAAAGCAGACAAAATATCTGGTTGAATACGCTCACACGAAACGTTTTGATCATATTGTTGAGGTCCACTTATTTTACCGAAACTGGTGGAATTGGGAATACTTGAAGGCATATTCGGAGAAGTAAGATGATTATTATTTGTTCCACGACCAGTAGCCACATTCATATTCATCTGATTATTAAATGTATTTGTATTACCTGATGGGGTATAAGAAACAGACTGTTTATTATTATTGTTTCGTTGATTGCGTTCTGGGTCATTCATACGATGTCCTTGTCCAGTAGACATGGGATTACCATAATCATTATATGAAGTAGTAGAACGCTGGGTTAATTCCGCTACAGGTTTATCCAACATATAACCATCAGAGGTTTGTCCTTGAACATTCATATGGAATTTGGAATCACCTGTCATCTCCTTAATTGTTGTCTTAGGTTTATCAGCGGGATTAATAACGTATTCACCGCCTGCTCCATATTTCTGAATATTACCACTCAATCTGTTATTGCCGACTGTATTCTCTTTACGAGAAGGTCTCAATATATCAAGTAAAGGAGCAATAACAGCACCTAAGGCAGCTTGAACACCACCCAATTGGGTAGAAGGCTGAGTCGTATTACGATTATTTGGTTTAGATATAAAACTGTGCTTACCATAATCCGCATCCGTTGCAGAACTACCACCACCTCTTGATGGACCTCCTAAAACAGATCCATATACATGATCTCGCGCAGGCTCAGTATAATTTTCATTAATTTTCGCCTTCTTGTAGTTACCAGCAGCAATACCTTGATACTCCATACTGGTTTCTGACCGATTCTCAAATGGCATTACTTCCATAGCACGAGATGTAGGTCCTTTCTCTAAACCAGTTGTAGTCATGTATCTTTCAGGACCATTTGAAAAATATGTATCTGGGGCATATTTTTCTACATTACCAATCTGTCCACGTTCTGCCATACTGGACAAAGCAGGACCAGCAGGACCTTCGTGATTTTGAAGTCCATATGAAACTTTGGGGTTAGTAACAACACGTAAGTCATCTACTGTTTTTGGTTGCCATTGATCACGGGCTTCCATACCAGAATTGAACCCGGCAGTACCCTTTGACCCATACCCTTGATTTAGTCCAGGTCCAACTTGTTCCGACTCCCATGGCTTTACATTCGCCATCTTTGTACTGGGATTAACACGTGTTCTGTAAAAATCTGTCATGTTGGGAGCTCCATTCGCCCATTGAACATTGTCTTCAGGTTTAAAAAGAGCACCTCGTTCTTTCTTCTTCATATGCTGCGATCCAGCACCTGTTTTTGAATCTAAATTAGACTCTGTAGTCAAGTGAAAATTCTCGCCCAAAGCACCAAATCCACGCGCCTTTGAACCAAAGAAAGGTTTCATATTGCTATGTTTGAAATCAGTTACATTTAATGGCTCCCCAGTTAATGAGTACTGATCTGTAGGTAAATTACTACCAACATCCTTCTCCTGTTGTCTCGCATCAGTTTTATACACATCCTGATTAAAATATTTATCAGATGCTTGATTTGGATTTACATATTGATTTACATTTGTTGCCAAATCTTCGGTTGATTCAACCGGATAATTATTAGTAGGCGTATTACTATTGTTACTATTTTTATCGTTTGTCTTAAATGCCTCCTTATTATTTTGATTTGATATTGTATATAATCCTCCTAGACCGATTAGTGCAACAAGACCAGCTTCCATTTTATAATAAAACAATATAATTATTTTGACTTTCTTAACAATAAATTAATAATAGAAAATACTATTATGGATTTATTTACAAAGTATCACAACTTCGTGTTTTACAAACAGTACTATTTCCATTCATGAAATTATGAACTGGTAATCCTTCCTTTGTATTGTTTTTAACACATGGAACATTAGGACTATAGTAATCTTTCTCTAAGATACGGGTGCTTAAATTATTATGAAAAGGAATACATGTATGTTCTTGTGGATTTAAAGGCAATATACTCCAATGAGGTTGTTCTAAATCACGAGCAGTCCATGCCGGCATAATGGCTCTCGACTGTTCTGTGTAAGGATTACTTACTCCAGAAGGAACTTGAACAGACTTCACCCTATTTTCTAAATAATTGTCCGTTTTCGCACAATCACGGTTCAAACTTCTTGTCATTCCTTTCAAATCACTCTCTAAATTTACGGTATTTGTATGGTAATTGGCTCCCCATTTCTGTAGACGAATATGAGGGTCAGATTCATAATTCACATTATCACCAGGACCAGGCACATTTAAATGGTATCGACCAGTGAAGGTTGAAATTTGTAAATCTTTTTCAATTCTAAGCTGACTACTTTTTATACTGGTTAACGACATTATTTTATATATATCTTATATAATAATTTTCTTAAGACATAAAATAGGGTCGTTGTTTCTTTTCAACAACTAATTGATCAGGTAATATCATAGCACCACGATCGTAAAATACAACCTCAGGTATTTGCTTCATGTTTACTATCACAGGTGCTTTGGGTTTTACTAAATTTGTGGAATCGATACCACGTAATTCTGATTCAATATCAATACCATTATGCGACTGTTCATGAATAGAAAATTTGGGTGGCGCTAAACCACAATTAGGTGTGGCTGGCATATTCGATTTGCCATAGTACTGACTATGAGTATATGCTTGTGCTAATTCAAAATTACGTTGTTCCAATTTATAGTCTGTAGATGTATTGTTATTTCTGGTAGATGCCATTTTATATATTGTTTATTATTTTATTTTTCAATAAATCACACATTTTCAATGTAGAAGCATCATCTTGTTTCAATACACTACATAGTATCTTATGAAAATCACCGAAAAAATCATAACTGTGTAAGTAGGTAAAATTAAATTCGTTATCATCTGATATCCAATTCGGCTTCTTATCCGATTTCATAATATCACTGAACATAGTTAGAATATTTCGGTCCGTTTTAACATGTTCATATAGATCCCGCTGTCTTACACATAGCGTTAGAAAGGCTTCATCCAAATTATTATCCTCCATTATAATATTATATGCATTAAATATCATTACACGATATTCATCATCGTCGTCATCATAAGATACTACACAATCGTGATTATAGTTCACCATATAAAATATAATATGCCTTATATTTTATATTCATTTTTTGATATAATCACTTATTTGTTCTTTCCTGTGAAATAGTCATAATCTTTTGTTAATTCACGAGAAGGTAATCCACCACGAATCCAACCTTCAGCAGCAACACCTTCTACCAAATTAGCAGGATTATTAACAGTAGATGCTAATGAGGGAATTAACTCCGGTTGAGATAAAGGAATATAAGATTTCTCAGAAGAAGGATCAATACTCTTTCTACTCGAATGTTGTTCCCCTTGTACTAATTGGGACTCTAATACTGGATTACCAGCACCACGTCCCAAGAACGGAACAGTCTTGTATGGTCGCTCCTGTAAATCAATACGACAACGAGGATTTGTTTGAACTGATCCAATCAATAGATTGGAGTTAGTATCTACATTACAGCCATCAAGAGCCATTTGCTTTGGTCCACTATAGTTAATATTCGGTTGTGATAGCGCCATGTCCATGCTGTTTTTCATCAAGCAATCGGAAGCCCCAAAATTTGTAAGCATATAATTTGCATTTTTTGTGCTTTGTTGGTTTCTTTGACTTAAGTCACAATTGTCATTACCAATTCGCGACATATTATTAAAAGTATAATCATTAACTGAAGCCATTATTATTACTATAATAATATATTATATTTACTAAACCGTCGGAATTAATTTCCAGGATATTTATTATAGTTGTTTCTATCACATGCCAAACTATCACCATCTTTACATGAAGTCATATCTCCATATAAATATTCAGCAAATGCCTTTTGGTCATTTGGGACTCGTGAATTTGGCATACTATGGAAATTTCGCATTGATTGTTCAAATCCAAAATTATCCCCTAAATCTTTAAAAAGACGTTTATCAATGCCTTCATTTGATTCATTTATCTGAGCAACCATGTCTTTGGTATTTTCATTTATATCGTGTTCAACCTTTGGATTAAATGCAGGAGGTGCTGATTTCCTGGTAGGATTATCTTGAATCTCTGGTAATAATACATTGCTTAAAGGATTTTTAACCTGAGTCTTTTCAAAGTTATGTTTCATAATATCAAAGTTCTTTTTGTTAGTAAAACCTTCCCTTGCAAATGATTTAATAGATTCACTACTGGTTGTATTATTATTAAACATATGAACAATTACACCTAAAGTAACAATACCAGTAACCAAAATAGGAAATGATCTTAAAGTGATAAATCCTAAACCGGATAAAATCATAATCAATCGCGATATTGCATTCATTTTTTGTGTATAATCCATGTTTTCCGATGGCCAAACATCAGTTATATATGTTTTATTAAGTAATACATATGGGTCTTCTGTCCAAAATTTTACAGTCATTATATATATTCTATTTTTATAATTAATCATATTATTTTTAAAATAATGAAACTTGAATAGTCAAAAATTATTCTGACATTAGTTCAATACCAGAATAAAAAAACAAATAGATAAGTATAATGTGGTATTGTTATATTTTAAGAAATAAACTACCTCAGTTCAAGAATAATACATATAATGGTTCCACAAACAATCCCATGCGAAGATTAAGGCAACATAATGAAGAAATAAAAGGTGGAGCACGAGCTACACATGGAAAAGGAGGAGCATGGGAAATATGTACCATGCTATCTGGATTCCCAAATCATATCAACGCCTTATCATGCGAATGGCGCATGAAATGTCCATCAGGTAAACCCGGTAAACGTGAAGGCAAATATCAAGGAGTACGTGGACGAGTAAGTTCTTTAAACGGAATATTACCATTAGAACGATGGACAGGAAAATGTATTGTGGATAATATGGATTTCAACTTAAAATTACATATTTTGAGTGATGTAGTTCAATATTTAGACCTTACATGCGTTCCAGAACATATTACTATAGAAATAGTTGATGTAATTGATAGTAGTTGTGTAGAATTGGATAAAGAAATGTATTCATTCGAAGAAATGGTTGATAAGATATAATTTCATACAAAATATATGAAATTATACTACTTTAATTGATATTAGGATTACCGTCTACCATTACACCATTTAATGAAAATGGTGCTGCCATTTTTGGTTCTGAATCATTATAATTAAATGCAACCTCTTCATCCGCTTTAATATCGTAGAGCGCGACCACATTCTTATTCTCAATGACAATATTGGGTGAAAACGAATGATTAATAAAAATTCCGTATTCATCGTAAATATGTTCATTATTTCCGATGTAAATCGTTTCGCGCAAGGGTTCATAATAGATCTTTCCAGTCAGAACAAACATTACTCCGCCTTTTTCAACTGATTTCGTAGTAAATAAACCTTTGCCATTAACAAGGCTGCTATCTCTAATCTCCATAATAATTATTCATATTCATTTATACTTATATAGATTAAACAATAAGTATAAATATAATAATTCTTATTTTATGCCTTCTTCTTCTTCTTCTTCTTCTTCTTAGACGTTGAACTGGCATTTAATTTGGATTTATCTACTTCATCCATTTCGAGTAACTCTTTCATCGCCTTAGCCGCGTCTGCTTCTGTTCTTTTGGGCATAGCAGCTTCCTTCGCCTTCTGTAAAGCATCTAATTGCTGTTTTTCTGCCGCTTTTCTATTCATACGCTCACGCATTTGTGCTTGTTTTGTTTGTTCTTCCATCATATTATTAAACGACGCAATATCTGGTTTACCTCTGGATTTACTTGGTCCTTTATTCGCTCCACCAAATGCTCCGGCTCCTCCTGGCATACCCATACCCATTTGTTTCAGCATAGATTGAATATTTTCCATACCCGGCATATCTTTCATTTTTTTCATCATTTCTCCAGCTTCCTGTAGAAGCTCATTCTCTTTTAACTCTCCGCTTTTAATTCTACTGTCTAATTTACTGCCTACATTTTTGACTAATCCCATTAGCTTGGAAGGATCACCCATCATTTTCTTGAACACATCATCCATATTTGCATCGTCTCCCAAATCCAAATCCAATTCACCTGCGGTTTCTTCTGCAATTTCGCGCGCCAAATTACCAAGTTTTCCTCCCAACATTCCTGTAATGTGACTATGTAACTCGTCGGAGTTTGGAATATTATCCATATTTATACCACCTTTATTTTTATCGCCTTCTCCTGATTCACTTGAATTAAATACATTATGCATCTGACCAATTGTTTCTTCCAACTTGGACTTAAAATCTTCCTGATCAACTGATTCAAACATCTTTGCCGTATCCCCAAAGCTGTCAGTATTATTGAATGAACTTACCATTGTAAAAAGCATGAGTTGTAAATATTTCCAAATTGTTTCTTTGGTCTTATCTGAAATATCACATGACCAAAAATATTTGAAATCTATATCTGGTAAAAATGCTGTATCTATGTTCAAATCAGTAAAAATATCCTCGTTTTGATACAAAATATCAAAAAATCGTTCAGGAAATACAGTTTTACAATATTCATATACTCTACTAACAGAGTCATCACAGTGCTCCTTCATTCCAATATCTTTCAGGTCATCACACAATTTTGGAATATACTCAGGAAACGTGGTTAAAATATCCCTTACAAAATCCTTTGTAATCTTCTTAAATTCAGTTGGAACATCGATATTCTTTTCTGACTCTTCACTATAATTTTCCATTATACAAATCTATACTAATTCCTATTTAAATCAATCTTAATCAATAAAATATAAAGTCGTTAATTTTGACAAATTTTGAATATATTTCAATGTCTTTGCTTGGTCTGTCTCACTCATTTCAGATATAGGCTGTTTCAACATATTAATCTTACTAATAATTTTGTCAGTATTATTCATACTTTTAACATCATTACTATAATCCTTATTCACAAAGAAGTCAATATTAGAATTATTTATTTCATTCTCGTATTTAATCGTGATATGACGATGCCATACATCAATAATCATTCGCGGATTCGCCTTTCTTAGCATACCAAGCGCGTTCTTTGTGGCAAGTATTTCAGAGTCATGTGGAAATACTTGATATATATCATCAATAAACTCCATAAAATGTTCGTTAAATCCTTTTAATACCAAACTCTTGTCGGTCATATTATCTATAAATGAATAACTGTTTTTCTTTTTAAATATTTTAACGAAAAAACTATTAAGCTTGATTTACTTGTTTGATAATTCTTGCTCTCGTGATTGTGTAAGAGAATCAAGTGATACATCACCCCCAATTTTATCTGGTACATAATTATCTGGTGGCGTTTCTATAGATGAGTCATTATCAGGAATTGCATAATTATACATTTGCTTTAAACCACCATTACCTTTTGCTGATAGATCATCGCTTGACATGTCCCAAAAACTATAATTATCAGAATTTACGCCACTCATACTCAAACTACCTAAAGAAAATGCGGCTGGTTCACCATTATTCATTGTAGCTATATTTTTTGATTGTGTTTCCTTATGTCTAAAATGGTTGTAAATTTCATCACCAAATAAAACACGATGACCATTATTTATCAGCAATAATGCTGGTACTTTTGTAACAGTAGGCGGCAATCGTAACTCTTGTCCATTTTCCAATACTAAATAAGTTGCACCATCATGCCCCTTTTTCCTCTTGTCAATACATAAATAAAACAGTTCCTCTTTAAGTTCGCTTTTAGACAACGTTGTTAATACATTCTTACAATTAGTACAATAATTACTATAGTATAAAATATTCGACATCTATATTTACTTAAAATAATAAACAAAATTCTTTTTAACTAAATATAAAATAAAATTGATTAAATATAAACCTAAATATAAAATATATAACAATAGTAATAATGACAGAACCAGTCGTGACAATTAATAAACGTGGTACCGAGATGGAGTTTACCCTAAGTGGTGTAGATGTAAGTATCGCGAATGCAGTGCGAAGAACCATTGTGGTAGATATTCCATCTGTCGTATTTGAAACATTTCCCTATGAAAAAAATAATTGTATTATCCATAAAAATACAACTAAACTAAACAATGAAATTATTAAGCAGCGATTGAGTTGTGTTCCTATTCATATTACCGATTTATCGCTACCTATTGATAATTATAAAATTGTTGTTGAAAAAGTAAATGATTCAGATACTATTCAATATATTACAACAGAGGATTTCAAGATATATGACATCAAAAATAGTAAGTTCATTTCTGAAGCTGAAAATACAAAGATTTTCCCTCCTGATCCTATCACAAAAAGATATATCGATATCGTAAAACTGCGACCACAAATGTCAACCGAAATTAAAGGCGAAGCATTACATTTTGAATGTACTTTATCTATCTCGTCAGCAAAAGATAACGGGATGTTTAATGTAGTATCTACATGCGCGTATGGTAATACTATCGACAGTGAAAAAGGAACCGTCGAGTTGGGAAAATATTTGAAGGAGTCAAAGAAAAAGGGTCTTAATAAAGAGGAAATGGCTATTGCCGAAAAAAACTGGAACATTTTGGATTCACAGAGACATTTTGTTGAAAATAGCTTTGATTTCACCATTGAAACTGTTGGTGTATTCGAAAATCATGATATTGTAAAGGCATCGTGTAATGTACTTATTATCCAACTACAAGAATTGAGAAAAGTATTCGAGTCTGGTGCTATTACTATTGATGAAAGCACGTCTACATTGGAGAATTGTTACGACATCCGTCTACAAAATCACGACTACACTATTGGCAAATTGCTCGAGTTTATGCTATATGACCAATATTTTGTAAATAAAAAAACTGTCGGGTTTTGTGGATTTAGGAAAAATCATCCACATGATAATTTTAGTATTATTCGTTTAGCTTACAATGAATCTATTGAAAAAACTACGGTGATTAATAATTTTATTTATGTTATCGATCTATCTATTGAGTTGTATAATAAAATACTGCGTCAGTTTTAACTAACATTATTATTAACAAAAAATTTTTTTTCATATTATATATTATAATAATGGCATCTCGTTGTGATTTTTCAGGACTACAAGAGTTGATAAAAAATAGTAAAGGTGAACATACTGAAAGTGAATCTTTCGAAATGATTGAAGCAGTAGCAAAAAAGAATCCATCATCTACAAGTTTTTTAAGAAATGGTAAGTTGTTTAGAGGAGGAAAAAAAAGGATGAAAGGTGGAGCATCAAAGACAGCACACACACTAGCTGTGTGTATTATCGCAGCTGCAACATACGGAAGTTGGCAACTTGGTCTTGCAGCAGCAAGCTATATGGGATGGTTGGATGGCGCAACGGCTGTCGCAAATTTAGCCCAAGCATCTATCGAAGGTTGTGGAAACCTCACATCTGGTTCCACAAGATTGGGTGCATCTATTACAATGGCACGACATGGAGCACAAGTTTCAGGAATAGCTTGCTCTGAAGCATGGGCAACCGTGGAATCCGCAGAAAGAGCACTTGGAGAACAAGTCGCCGTATACCAAAGAGAATTTGGAGGCGCTGCCGCACTTACCGGTGCGAATCAATATACCAATTTGGTTGAATGGCTTGATACTAAATGTGGAACCGGT